ATTTTTTTTGTTTCTATGTTCCCGGTTATCAATATACTCCTGCATTTAAGGCAAGATATTGGGATGGGAAAATAAGATTACTTGATTTGAGAACCATGGAAATTTATCATGGTTTGGTTCCTTATATCGAAAAATTTTGTAAAGAAAGAGATTACAAAATTGATATTGACTTTGAGATAACAGTCACAGACAATTACTCATTAAAAGAAGCCAACGATTTTATACAGACACTTGGTTTACCATTTGAACCTCGTGATTATCAAGTTAATTCTTTTGTTCATGCAATCCGTAATAAAAGAATTCTACTTCTTTCTCCTACTGCATCAGGTAAATCTTTAATCATTTATTTGATGTTGAGGTATATTCAACAAACACAAACAAAAGGTTTATTGGTTGTACCAACAACTTCACTTGTTGAACAAATGTATACCGATTTTGAATCGTATGGATATAACTCAGAAGAGTATTGCCATAGGCAGTATGCAGGTAAAGATAAAGTCACAGATAAATTTTTGACCATTACTACATGGCAATCTATCTACAAAAATCCACCTGAATATTTTAAACAGTACGATTTTGTTATAGGTGATGAAGCACATCAATTTAAAGCCAAATCATTAGCAACAATCATGTCGAGTCTGACTGATACCAAATATCGTATTGGTTGTACTGGTACACTTGATGGTACACAGACACATAGGTTGGTGTTAGAAGGATTATTTGGTCCAGTTTATAAAGCCACATCAACGGCAGAACTGATTGATAAAGGACAACTGGCATCATTTAGAATTAAATGTCTAATATTGAAGTACCCTGATGCTGTCTGTAAGATGGCTAAAGAATGGGACTACAATCAAGAAGTAGAATATATAGTTATGAATACTGCTAGAAATGAATTCATTAAGAATTTAACTTTATCATTGAAAGGTAATACACTTATATTATTTCAGTTTGTAGAAAAACACGGTAAAGATTTACACGCATTAATCAAACAACACACCAAAAATAGACAAGTGTTTTTTGTATACGGAGGTACTGATGTTGAAGTCCGTGAATCTATCCGTTCTATTACTGAGAAAGAAAAAGATGCTATTATTGTGGCTTCTTATGGCACTTTCTCAACTGGAGTTAACATCCGAAACCTACACAATATTGTATTTGCAAGTCCCTCCAAATCTAAGGTTCGCAATCTACAATCCATTGGGCGAGGTTTAAGGTTAGGTGATGATAAAGAAGAAGCTGTTTTGTTTGATATATCTGATGATTTTAGAATTGGCAAATTTACCAATTACACCTTGAAACATTTTATAGAACGTGTTAAAATGTACGATGAAGAGAAGTTTAACTATAAGTTTTATAACATCGAGCTGAAAAATGGATAACGTAAAGATTGTAAGGTTACAAAGTGGTGAAGATATCATTGCTGATTATATGGAAGACACAGAAGGCAGTACGATATTACTTACCAATCCAATGTCTTTGATGTTTAAGAGATTGCCTACAGGTAAAGCAGTTATGATGATGAGTCCTTGGTTACCACTTGAATTGATAGAGAACACAACTGCACGATTGTTTTCACAAGACGTTCTCACGGTGTTCGAACCAAAAGCTCAACTTATTGAATATTACAATACTACCGTAATTGAAGTTGAACAAGATATGTATGAGAACGATGATGCTTTGGATGAGGTAGATGATGATGACATTACAGAAGATGACGAAGAGGCTGCAATGTTAGAATTGGAAGAGTATCTACAAGATACGAAGAAACGGTTACTACACTAATCTGGTTACTGGTTCTTATTTAACTCTGAAACAGCAACACCGCCATGATATCAGTTGTCAACCAGTCACTGAGGCAATGATGGTGTTAAGTTCCTAAAAAGCTTGCTTTATTCCTATTTTATGTTAGAATGGTGCTATGTTAGAATATAATGATGAAAATTTAAAAGTAGTGTCTGAATTGATTCGCAAGAATCTTACACCAGATTTAATTGCAAAGAAATGGCGAGAACGCAATTCTTGCAACCCAACATTTGGTCATTGCCATACAGCTGCAGGATGTTTATACAAACTCTTTGGTCCTAAAGCTATGCATATGCACCGAGGTTTTGATGGTGAGATTTATCATTGGTGGGTAGTTGACAAGAATGGTAACATCATTGACCTAACATCAGAACAGTATATAAGTATTGGTAAAGTACCACCATATGAACATGGTGAGAAATCAGGCCTGTTAGGTTTTGATTATAAGAAAAGAGTTTTAATATTATTAGATAGAGTTAAAAGTGAGTTGGATAAATTATGAGCAAGAAACATTACGTCAACAATGGCGATTTCTTAATTGCATTAGTTGATTACCATGAACGGTGTGCATTAGCTAAAGAAAATGGCAAAGAAGATCCACCTATACCAAATTATGTTGGTGAATGTTTTCTGAAGATTGCAGAGCATTTATCTCGCAAACCAAATTTCATATCTTATTCTTTCCGTGATGAAATGATTGCAGACGGTATTGAGAATTGTATTCAATACTTTCGTAATTTTGATCCTGCCAAGTCGAAGAATCCTTTCGCATACTTTACTCAAATTATTTACTTTGCTTTCCTCCGTAGGATTACCAAAGAGAAGAAACAGTTGTATGTCAAGTATAAGGCAACACAACAATTTGGATTGCTCAATGAGGGTGAAATGTATGAAGATGAACATGGCAATATGAAACAATTTGAGATGTATGATAATATTTCTGAGTTTATTGAAACATTTGAGTTAGCTAAAGAAAGTAAAAAGAAAGCAAAATTAAAAGGTCTTGAGAAATTTCTTGATGAACCTATTCCTGTAATTGAAGATATTGATATTATACACGATGAAGATAGCCCTGATAAATGATACGCACGCCGGCGCAAGAGGTGATGATCCAAGATTCAATGAATACTTCTTTAAGTTTTGGGAAGGTACATTCTTTCCTTACTTGAAAGAACATAACATCACACAGATTTGCCACTTAGGTGATGTTGTTGACCGTAGAAAATTTATCAATTTTGTCACTTTGAATTCCTGGCGAAAAAGATTCTTTGATGTGCTTGAGAAAGAAGGCATCAATATGGATGTTATTGTTGGTAACCATGACGTTACTTACAAGAACACAAATGAAATCAATGCCATGAATGAGTTGTTTGACCGTTATGAAAACATCAATGTGTTTATTGATCCAGTTGAAATGGATTATGATGGCACAAAAGTGGCTCTTGTACCTTGGATCAATTCAGGTAATTATGAATTGACTTTAGATTTCTTAGAAAACACCAAATCACAAATCGTATTTGGGCATTTTGAGATTGCAGGGTTTGAGATGGATAGAGGAAATATCTGTCACACAGGTCTAGAGAAGAGTTTGTTTAATAGATTCGATATGGTTCTTTCTGGTCACTTCCATCACAAGTCCAATGATGGTTCAATCTTCTATCTTGGTAACCAATATGAAATCACATGGGCAGATTATAATGACCAACGTGGGTTTCATGTGTTTGATACCGAGACAAGAGAACTGACCTTTGTTCCTAATCCAAATCGAATGTTCTATAAGCTGAACTATGATGATGGTGCTCAAGACTTTGAACATTGGAAGAATTATGATTTTAATAGTTTGAAAGATACCTTTGTCAAAGTTGTGGTGTTGAACAAACAGAACCCTTACCTATTTGATAATGTGATTGATAACCTGTATAAGGCGGGTGTTGCTGATATATCAATTGTCGAGGACTTTACCGATGTTGCCGTAGATGATGACCAAGAGTTGATAGACCAGGCAGAAGATACGATGACAATCTTATCTAAGTACATTGATAACCTCACTTTGAATGTGAATAATGATAAACTCAAGACTTTAATGAAAGAACTTTATGTTGAAGCTTTGAACACGGAAACTGAATGATACTATTCCGAAAAATTAGATGGAAGAATTTTCTGAGTACAGGGAATTACTTTACTGAATTACAATTTGATAAATCACCAAACACCTTGATTATTGGTTCTAATGGTGCAGGTAAATCTACGATGCTTGATGCGTTGTGTTTTGCCTTGTTTGGTAAACCATTTCGTTCAGTAAATAAACCACAATTATTGAATTCAATTAATGGTAAAGATTGTATCGTTGAAGTTGAGTTTAATACAGGCAACAAATCATATAGGATTGTTCGTGGTATTAAACCGGCTGTATTTGAAATCTGGTGTGACGGTGTAATGATTAACCAAGAAGCCGCAGTCCGTGATTACCAAGAATACCTTGAAAAGTTTATTTTGAAGTTAAACTACAAATCATTTACACAGATTGTTATTCTTGGTTCAGCATCGTTTACACCATTCATGCAATTAAAGCCGGGTGACCGTAGAGAAATCATTGAAGATTTATTGGACATCCAAATCTTTTCGGCTATGAATAATATCCTTAAAGATAAGGCACAAAACAATAAAGAATTAACCACTTCAAAGAAATATGATATTGAACTTAGTGAACAAAAATACGAATTACAAAAGAAGCACATTGATGAACTTAAACAAAACAATGATGAAAAAATTGCTGAATACGAGAACGATATCGACAGCAGTAATAGTGCTATATCCACCTTATCAGGAGAGATTGTGTCCTATACGGCCGAAGTCGAGCGGCACCAATTGGCGATTGCATCTAAAACTGAGACAGAATCTAAAGTCAAGAAACTTACGAAACTTGAATCTCAGATTGAAAGTAACTTATCCAAATTTCAAAGAGATATCAATTTCTTTCAAGACAATGATAGTTGTCCAACGTGTCGGCAAACCATTGCCTTGGGGTTTAAGGAAGAGGAATTACATTCACTATCTTTGAAGGTCGGTGAGTGTAATCATGGACTAGGTAAGTTAGAAGAAAAACTCCTAGAAGAACAATCCAAACTTAATGTTATTTCTGAAGTACAGAAGAAGATACAAGCACTTCAAATTAAGATTGCAACCAACAATACATCTATTACAGAGACTAATAAGTATATCAAGAAGCTTGAGAAGATGATTGCTGAACTTAAAGTTTCTGAAGCAAACACCGAAGATTCTTCAGGTGAATTGAAAGAACTGGAATTAAAACTGGAATCATTGAAACAAGAATTGAAAAACTTGATTGATGAGAAAGTATACTATGATGCTGCGGCAGGACTATTGAAAGATACTGGTATTAAAACCAAGATTATCAAACAGTATTTGCCAATCATCAACAAGTTGGTAAACAAGTATTTGGCATCATTCGATTTCTTTGTTAACTTTAACCTTGATGAATCGTTTAAAGAAACAATCAAGTCTAGGCACAGAGACGATTTCACATATGCCAGTTTTAGTGAAGGTGAAAAACAAAAGATTGATTTGGCATTATTGTTTAGCTGGCGTGCAGTTGCTAAGTTAAAGAATTCAGCCAACACCAATCTTTTGATTTTGGATGAAGTGTTTGATTCTTCATTAGATGCTAATGGTACCGAATATCTAATGACGATTTTGCAAATGTTAGAAGGTACTAATGTGTTTGTTATTTCTCATAAGGGTGATATACTGCAAGACAAGTTTAGGTCAGTAATTCGCTTTGAGAAAGTTAAAAACTTTTCAAGGATAATGAAATGAGTGAGTTTAGAAAATTGAGTGAGTATGCCGACGGGAAAGAAAACAAGACTAGTCAGGTATACATTACGCAGTCAGGCAATAGTAAGTACATGGTCTTGCTTTATGCAGCAGTAACAGACTATAATGAGGCTGTATTTTTTGATGATGAACAAAGGGCGGAAGATTTTGCCGAAGATTGGGTGCTAAAATAATGAGTGAAGTATTTACAATTAATACCGAAATAGAAGCGGGTGTTGCAGAACCTACTGTTGAACCATTGACCTTGTTTGGTGAAAATCATCCAATGTTGGATCAGGTTATTCCAGAATATGACTTACCTTTACCAAACGCAGCGATGACATTGTTATCAAAACGGTTGCGTATGACAATGAAGATGTATAGTGGTATTGGTCTATCTGCTAATCAATGTGGTATCTTTCAAAGAGTATTTGTCATGGGTACACCAGATGATTCTTGGGCTTGTATTAACCCTAGTATCATTGATGCATCACCTAATTTCAATAAAGATAAGGAAGGATGTTTATCATTTCCTGGACTAACCTTAAATGTGGAAAGACCAGAGTGGATCATGGCACAATTCATCAATGAGAATGGTCAGTTGAAACAGATGCGTATGGAAGGGTTAACTGCCCGTTGTTTTCAACATGAACTTGACCATATGAACGGCATCAAGTATACCTCTTATTCAAAGCCAGTTGCGTTACAATTAGCAAGAGATAGGCAGAATAAACTTATTAAGAAAATTAAAAGAATGTCGAAATGATTGATGATATTGAAACCCAATGGAAGAAGTGGCAAGATGAGAATCCTGCCTCTTCATTCATGGACATAAATGATGGTGACTTGAAAGAAAGAACCATCCGTGATTTGACTTATGTTTCACAAATGGATGTGAAAGAATATACTTTGTACCAGAAGTGGTGTGAAGTACATGAAAAATATCCGACTGTTGTGAATCAAACTTTATTTGGAGAAGAAGTCCAACTTCTTGATCCAAAGCAGCAAATCATTGTTGATTCTGTGAAGAATAACATTTGGGTACCAAATTCATATGAAGATTATTTGAACCTTCAACCTGTCTTGGAATATACCGATGATTCCAGTATCATGTCTGCCAAAGGCATTGATGGCTCTGATATCCAAGTTGACAATAAACGAAGTAAAGAATTACCTGAGAAATGGAATACCGCTCGTACATTCATTTCAACAATGAAGAACAATTCCAATATCGGTCGTAACCTAAATTTCTTTGTCAAAGATGCTAAGTCAAGTAAGTATCTTGGTGTTATCTGTATTTCATCCGACTTTTTAGATTTAACTCCTCGTGATACTGTGATTGGTTGGCCTAGAGAATTGAAAACACAAGGTGGTATGATTAATCATACTGCGATTGGTTCTACAATTGTTCCATTCCAACCATTAGGGTATAATTATGTTGGTGGTAAACTACTAGCCTTGTTATGCCTATCTGATGAGGTACAGAATTTGTGGAAGAAACAATACGGTGATACTCTGATTGGTGTAACAACAACATCTTTGTACGGTAAAACCAAATTGAATGGTCTTTCACAATATGATAACCTTGACCATTGGCAGAAAATGGGATTCACAGCAGGTTCTGTTTCGTTTGAACCCGGAAGAGAAACTCGTTATTTGATTCGTGAATGGTTAAAGGCCAAACATAGTCGTAAGTATTTTGAATGGTATGTTGCAAAGAAACCTTCTGGTCAACCACACAAACGTGACCATAAGAATCGTTCACTAGCATTCACTTACACCAAACTTGGTGTGCCTAAAGAAATCATTCGTACAGACCATGCTCGAGGCATTTACTTTAGTCCTTTGTACAACAACAGCTATGAGTTTCTTCGTGGTGAAATCAAAGAAGATGCCTTAGTGAAATCATTTGATACTAGTTATGAATCGTTGGTTGACATATGGAAAATAAAACACGCCAAAGGTCGTATCAAACAACTAGTGAAAAAAGATACCGTTTCCTATGAGTCACTATTTTATGATGACCTAATCTATATGTCATGGGAAGAAACAAAGGCAAAGTATCTATCACAAGTAGGCAGATAGTAACATATGCCCACAATTTCAATGATAAAGAGCATATATAATTGTATGAAGTAAAAATGCGGGGTGTCTGAGACAGTTTTTCTCCCAAGAAGAATAGATGGTTTAATTCCCCAACCCCGCTCCATTTTCTCCAGGACTGTTGCTTAAAAACAACAGTCTTTTTTTATTGCCTTGACATGGCAGCCAGTTGTGTTATACTGGTTGTATTGATAGGAGATAGACATGGACACACTTCAATTTGCACCCACAGAAGATTATTCTCACACCTTGTTGGAAGAACAGGAGATGCACTATTTTTCGTGCGTCCGAGACGTTTTGGATGCATTCCAAACGCATGGTATTAAAGATATCCTTAGTGAAGTCTGTAAGAATCCTCAATTAAATCAACAGCTTACCGACTATATAAAGTCCTTGCAATCCAAGTAGGATTGTGTTATACTGGTATTTCTTAATGAAACAGAGCGTATTATGACATTTACTGTTGAAACAAAATCTCAGTTGGCAAAATTACTTGCCACAGAAAATCTGACCATTGTACATGATAAAATTGCAACGGCTAGATTTGATCCTGTAAACCGTATTTTATACTGCCCTATCTGGAAAGATATGTCAGGCGATTTGTACGACCTGTTGTTAGGCCATGAAGTTGGTCATGCACGTTATACACCTGCTGAAGGATGGCATGATGCTATCTCAGGTCGTGGTCGTAATTTCAAAGGCTTCTTGAATGTTGTAGAAGATGCCCGTATTGAAAAGAAAATCAAACGCAAATATCCTGGCATTCGCCAGTCTTTCATCCGTGGTTACCAAAGCCTTTTAGACCGTGACTTCTTCGGTATTAAAACCCGTGATGTTAACGGTTTATCATTTATTGACCGTTTGAATATTTACACCAAATCTGGTGGTACCATGGTCATCAATTTCACCGATGAAGAAGTGAAAATGGTAAATGATGTAGAAGATTGTGAAACATGGGACGATGTTCTTCGTGTTACTGAAGTTGTTTTCGGTTACTCAAAAGATGAGCAGTTTGAAACACAACAACAAATGTTCATGCCTGATACAAATGGCGAATATGAATTTGACGATAACGATTCAGATTCTTCAGATTATGATTCTGACGATAATTCACCCTCTGATGAAGATGGTGAAGATGGTGAAGAATCGGATGATGGCGATAATGAAG